GCATATCCTTTGCTGTTACGATCTTCGAACGCTTCAGTAAGACCCACTTTTTTGCTTGTGCCTTTAGTACGTACACCCGGATACGCTGAGAAGACATTATCACTGGTATCACCACGCATACATTTTTCAAAGAGGAGCCATTCTGGATCTGGGACAGCTTTTGGTTCTTGCGTTTTCTTGTCAATGACTCTTTTGCCTTTTGCATCAAATATACCTTCGTGCGTGATAGTTGTTTCCATAACACCATTGTACTGTTTCACATTAGGTGCAATAAGCTGTACGAAATCTGTATCTGTGCTAATGATCACGTGATTATCGTTTGGATGGCTCTGTATCCAACCTGCAATAAGATCATCTGCTTCTAGTCGAGGATTTTGCATTACTGTACAATTAGTTTTTTCTGTAATGAAATCTTTAAATGTATCAAATGCTTCCCAGAAGATTTTTTCTTCGTCTGCTTCTTTTTCAGTATGCGCTGCTCGAGCAGCAGCACGTTGCGCCTTATAAGGAGCATAGAAATCTTTGCGCCAGCTACGACCTTCTAAACAGAAGATGACGTGACTGCCACCAAAGTCTTGCCAGGCTTTCTTTACACTGTTAAGTGTGATATGAAAGGCCATACCTAGCTTGATATCAGCGTCACCGTTGATAACGTGACGAGCACGAAAGAATGTGTTTGCTGTATCAACTAAAATATAGGTCATTGATTATTCTTTTTCACAGAGTTAATATCGATTACACCAGTGTTAACGGCTCCACCAAAGTCGCCATCAACTACCACGTTTGCACAAAGTTCACGGAACCAACGATCAACAATCTCTTCATCTGGATCACCGTCGAAACCATATCCTTCTTGCTTTAATTTTAACACGAAATGCTCGTTCCAGTCAAGCTCAAAGAAACCGTTACGTATATTATCTTGATTGATATGTGTATGCAACACACCAACCCACGGCTCTTTCTTATGAGTGGCTCGATCTTTCTCTGTCATTTTAGCCGAATCTTCTGCTGCCTTTGCTCTTTCTGCAGCTTCGATAGATTGTTTTGCTGCTTCTGCAGCCTCTGAAGCAATAGCTACAGATCGTTCTGCTTCTGCTCGTATCTTATCAATACCAAACAGTTTTTCTACAAATTTACGCATTAGGTTCCCCACTCATTTTTAAATAACGGCACTTGCAAACGGTCACTATAACGTAAGCCGTGTTTCATTGCCAACAATGCCACGTTCTTATTGTTTAGTGCGTAAACACTTTCTACACCACCCACTGGCATTAGATAAACGTGTCCTTTAAATCCTGCTTTGCGATAAGCGGCAACAGCACATTCTACATCTGCAAAGTCTTGTTCTGTAGCAATTACAAATTTTAGATATGCTGTACCACGTTTTTCATACTCGCACACTACTTCCGGACAAATAGCTTCTTCCCACTTCTCACCACTACAAGGAAGTTTAGCACTTACTGAAAATGTAACTTCTCTATCCCAATGTTCAGCAGTCCACTCGCCTAGGTAATGTTTAAATTCTTCTGTTAACTTTTGAGTACCGTTTGTTTCAAATGTAATTTCTTTTAGCCCAGCCATCTTAGGATGATTCAACAAGTCTGGATAAGCACGTTGCCAACCCAACAACGGTTCGCCACCAGTAATAACAAGATGTTCATCTAGCCATTCATTGTATGGAAGTATTTCCATAATGCGATCTGCAATAGCATCGCTTGTAAGCATTGGACTTAGGTCTTTAAATCGAGGATCCCAACTAGCATAACTGTCACAGCCAGTTGATACTAATGGCAGTTCATTGTAATCTTTAAATTCTGCAACACGTTCTGCAATAGCTTCGACTTCGTCACTTAGTTCGCCACGTGGCATACCAAACCCTGCACATTTAAAGTTACAACCAAAGGTGCGTAAGAAAACAGAAGGCACGCCCATATAGCGTCCTTCACCTTGTATGCTGTAAAACAGCTCTGCGATTTTAATTTTGCTCATAGTATATTATACACTCTTTTCAACAGGTGTGTCAACCTTTTCCAAACGCCAACTGCCATCTTTTTGGTCAATCCATTTTAAAGTATCGCCTTCTTTCCATCCTGCTTGTTCTAACAATTCGGGAGGAAAGGTAAGGATCGCATCACCGGTATCGGGATCTTCTTCAACATTTAAAGTCCAGCTGTTCATATTGTGCCTTTCATACTGTTAGCTGTTTCTCCGTCTCTTTGTAGTCGACGACATTCTTCTACAACACTTCTCGGAAAATCTGGAGATATTTCTGACATCCTGCAATCATATACTACTACCCTAGGGCCGCTGAAATCAGTGTACAACATAATTATAATAACAATTACAATTAGAATAGCAGTGATAATTTTATCTGTCATAGTCTATCACTCAAAAGTATTTTACACATCAGTGCATCGTGTTCATTGAAAAATTTAAACTTCATTTGATCGGTTTCGGGATGACTGGTGTATCTTTCACCAGGTAAGCCAAAATGTTCTAATACCATAGCACAGGTTTCGTTCCACCAGAACCCCTTTTGATTATCCCAATGGATTACTATCTCAGTCAATCTCGCCACCTTCTGATTCGGGAGATCTCACACTAGTACAACTGTCATTCCACATAGCCTGAGCACGTTTCTTGTAATCTTCTAATTCCCATTCGGCAAGTTTCTCTCGGAATTCTCCTTCTTCAAGACCGTGCCATCCGATACAATACCCTGTAGGACTACGACCACATCCACATTTACCAAATTCTTTTGAATCTTCTTTTACTCTTATTTGCATAGTTATTCCTCGTTTTTAAAACAGTGTGGAACCCACCCTGCAAACGCCACTATCCAAGCAATGCTTTCGGGCTCTTGCCAATGTAGGATAGCTAACGCAAACGCAGATCCCGTGATAAAAATTGCACAAACTTTTTTAATTAATTTCATTTTTTATAATTACCTTTTCCGGGAATAGTATTACGAACACCCCCTACAGGATCTTCCACATCTCCCTTACGTCTTGGAATTAAATGTATGTGCGGATAAGCAACAGTCTGTCCCGCAGCTTCGCCCCAATTCATTCCGATATTAAATCCATCCCAATGCCCATCTTCCACCATCTTCTTACCGTGCATCAATGCATCAGCAAAACAATCTTCGATTACTCCATTGGCCGCATATTTAGGCACGAACAACAAATGTCCTTCAGTAACAGGATACTTATCTTTAAAAACAACAACGTGAAAATCATCGTTTACAATATCGTCCCAGGGTGCAACACCTGCTTCTTTTGCATCATCTAATGAATAGTATAAATTCATATTAACCCCTTGAGCTTGTTTGGGTTTTAGTTACAGAAGGACCTTCGCTGATAAAATCCATTCCAGCCATCCTACCTTCGTATTGGCGACCATTCCAATTCATCATAAGTTTAACTGACTTGTTCATTACTACAGTTAAGTTACGACCTTCGTTAAATGCCATAACTTCTGCATCAACTGTCCTATTGCTTGCAGTCTGTGTTACTTTACAGCTATTTCCATATCTTGAAATTGTACTCATTTCATCCACCAGTCTTCAAAAGGAAAATCAATCCACGCATCATTTTCTGCTTTGTTAATTTCTTCGCCTACATAATCAACTTTGATTTCTGCTTTACTTGCTAGATTATCAAACAGCACAGCGAAGCGAACATTGTGATTCCAGATCTCATCTTGCCAACGCTCATCATCTGGAAAGCAACTGCTTTGCCAGTCTTTCAAAATCCAGTTAATTGTTGTACCCTGATCGTTGATATCATCTACGATAAGGATATTCTTTTTGCCACTACCCGATGCCATTGTATCGTATACGTAATGTCCGAACGCATCTTCTGCCATCCAACAGTTAGTTTCAAGGAAGTTTTCATCTCGCAAACTGACCTTTAGTGTTTCGCAGGGTACTTCTAGATAGTGACTGATCATAACAGAAGCGAGAAGACCACCACGTGTAAGTCCTACAACGTAGTCGGGTCTCCAACCACTGACAGTGATGTCACGGCAAATTTTACTTACTAGACCTTGGTGTTCAGCCCAGGTTACTGTGCGCTTTTTCATATGCGGCAGTTTTCCTCATTGTCATATATTGTTCGTTTTGAATCCATTTGTTGTTGACTAGGAAACCCCAATCACGTTTATGAGGACCGGGCATAAACAATGTCCAGGCAGTTACACCTTCTTTAAGCTCTACACGATGATAGCTATCAGGAGTACAAATGCGGAAATGGCCAGGACCTCGCCAATGCTTCGTCTCTCCAACCATTTTGCCATTTTCGAAATTAGGAGTATGTTCATAGTACCCACCTTTAAGGATTAGTGTAGCATACGGCCACGGATGATCGTGAACATCGTCCGGATCTGATTTGAGAAACTTATGAATGAAAGCATTGAACGGAAACCATTTTCTATCTTTAAGAAATATATAATATCGTTCCAAGTAAGGTTCACTTGATTCACGATCAAGGATAATACGCTTACGTCCTAGTTTGTCCAAAAGTTTAAGCAACATTAAAAATCTCTTGTTCTAAATATCTTTTTAATTCTTTATCAGTGGGCTCAACTGTATAGTTGTGCTTGAAAAAGATTTCATATGAATCGGAACCATATTTTCCAATGCCATATAACATTGTAGCATCATTTCCGTCCCAAGTCAAGTAATCTCTACTCATTTTCATAAGACGATCATAACGCACATTACACATACCCAAAGGTTTCAAAATGCTTTTTACAAAATCAGGTTCTGCATTTAACAACGTTTCTGGTCTAGGAAACCAGTAAAGAAATTCTGGTAGTGTTGTCTTAACAGGTTTACGACCAGTTTGGTTAAGCATAATAACACCGACCATATGTTCCCAAGCATTATTGATCTGTTGTTGAACCATTAGGTCGTCACGTAGAGGGTTAATCATTCTACACCTTCACCAAACCAGTCATCTACTTGACGCTCTGCTTCTTCTTGTGTCATTGCGTGTACAAAGATACGAGCAGGTTCACCAACAGTGTGTTGTATATCATACTTTACAACACCTGCAGGGATTAGTGCCCAATCTCTCTCCACAACAAACTCTTGTAGATTTTTTGCACGGAAAATTAATTGATCAGATAGATCTTTTGCAGTCTGCATTATAGTCTCCTTAACGTGGGGCAAACTCTTGTTGCATTTTAATGTTATCAAAGAATTCTTTCTTTGTACTTGTATCGTCTTTGAAAGCACCTTTAAGAACAGTTGTCTGTGTTAAAGATGAATGCGCCATAATGCCGCGATTCTCACAGCAACCGTGTACTGCTTGAATGTAAACACCTAGATCTTTTGCACCTGTTGCACGTTCGATTTCCCTAGCAATGTCATTACAAAGTTCCTCCTGGAGAGTACCTCTACGGGCACACCACTGAGCGATCCTCGTATACTTGCTAAGTCCGATGAGTTTCTGAGCCGCAATAAGACCAATATAAGCAACGCCAACAACGGGTTGGTGATGATGACTACACATACTGCGAAGCTCACTACGGACAACCAACATACCTTCGTAGCGGTCCTCCGAATCATTTGGAAATGCTGTTGCGTCTGGTGCTGATTCATATCGTCCTGCCATTATTTCATTAAAGTACATTTTAGCCAGTCGACGGGCTGTACCTTTGCTGTTTGGATCATTCTCACGATCAATAAGCAATGTATCCAATACTCGTTCAAACGCTTCTGTTGCTTCGTCAATAAGTATTTCTTTATCTGCTTCACTAACGTAATCGCTGATATTATCGCCAGCCCAGAAACGTTTACGATCACGTTTCATTTTAAAACGAATAGCATCGCCTAGATAGCCTTCTTCGTAACCTTTGTCGCTCATATCATCTGCGCCTTTAAGTACGCTTTGAAGATCTTCTGATGTAAATGTTGTCAATTAAAATTCTCCGAGTTAATGTCGTGGATGACATATATTATTATTGTAACTTCTTTAGTAACGGATTACAACTAAAAAAGTTTTCTTTTAAATCATATACCTGTTTATTTAGGCTTGGCAAGAACTTTTCGTAATTTTCCATATACTGTATGATTTTCATACAGACGTCTTGTCGATGTATTTTGTATGATGTAAATGATTCAGTCCATTTACTTGGATACTTAAATGTATCGTGAGCCATTTCACTGTAGCTCAATCTATCTGGTACCATAGGAATAGCATCAACGATAGCACCTTCATACCAACTGATACCTAGAGTTTCTTGTAGGTTAGCACTAAAGACTAACTTAGCTTCACCTAACATATTATGATATTCGTTCTTTGAAAGCTGTTGATCCTGACATACTACAAATTCATACTGCGGTAGATGTTCTTTTAAATCTTGAAAGATTTCGACCTGTTTCTCGGGAGCGATACGATGTGGGAATAATATAAGATCACGTTTTGGCATATTTTTGTACATTACCAAAGTGTCGTGCATATATTCCATCGGCCAACCTGTTAGCACAATTTTACCTTCGTCGATAAACTCTTTAACAGTATCTTCCATTGTATCTTCTAAAAGATTCTTGCAGAACAAGTCAATATGAAACTGTGTGGCAAAGTAGTTGTGGTCAATAGCGGCAAAGAATGATTTCTCTGCGTGTCGAACCCACGGAGCATCACCAATAAGCCGGCCTAAGAAGTCCTGAGGATCATAACTACCGGCGTGCCACAATGCGTGGATAGTTACAGGGATCTGTAACAGTTCACTCATATACTTTAAGTTTATGATACCAGGATGCCAAGCATCAGTAAAGATAAAGTGATCGCCGGGATGAACGGCTCCGTTACAAAATAACCTGCCCATTTGCTCAACTTGAGCAGACTTGTATATATTGGTGCCACCAAAATTAAGAAAAGCACCAGGAGTAGTGGCTGAAGGAATATCCGTAGGCCCAGATAGAACTTGAACATTGTGTCCTGCCTTTTTAAGTAAAGCAGGTACGTGAGTCTTCCACTGACCCGTGTACCTGGTTTCAACTGCTTCTAAATCAATTAGAAAAACGGTCATTGTTATATGGTCTCGGATTCTTGCCTTGATAAGGTTTGCGTTCACCGTTGTTCCGATCTACCCAAGGACGCTTTGGGCGTTTACTATACAGAAAGTTCTGATAGTTTTTCGAATCTTTACGGTACATATCCGCAGGGTTAAAATCGCAGAGTTCAATTCTGCAGTAGTCCAAATACGCATCCAGGTCGTCAAAGACCCGTACAACGTCAGGACGGTTTTCAAAGTAGGAATAATCCCGGTAGTTCTTAGCCATTGCAGCCTCTTATTAATATTTGATGAATGAACCATTTTCTCCGTCTTCGGAGATCTCAATCCAGATCTCACGACCTGGATACTTATTGGAAATGACATCATACAGATCGTCTGACATCATTTCACAACTCTTGAAGTCAAGGCTCAGAACGGAACCTTGACCATTATACAGCGACTCGAGCCATCGTTTGAACTGGATGAACTCGATGTCCCTGTCATTATGTTGCACACCGATCCACACCCTGAAATGAAAGATGTGGCGATGAGGGTAACCCAAAAACGATACGTCATATTCGTCTCCTGTAGCTAGATTTGGATCTGTCAGTGCTGCAGGATATTTATGAATGCCTTCCTTGCGAAAGGTAACCCATATCATTTTGTTAGGGCGAATGTCTTGCTTAATTATCATTTAACAATCCAGCACAGAGTGTTGTAAGTTCTTCTTTGGTCATAAAGAAGTTATAGATCTGTGTATCTTCAACCTTGCCGTCTTTAAGACTTTCTTGAATGAAGTTTAAAGAATATAGACCTTTAGGATTAATAACTTCCCATTGTTCTACACGTACTCGAAAACCTGCGTTTTCTTTGACAGTGAATTTTTTAAGTTTTATGCTTTCGTGTAACATTAGCGTAGTTGCTCCATTGTTATGATTTTGCTGAGTTCTTCACCGAGGTCTTTATCCTCAGTGACTACGTGTAGACTGTGACGATTCTCATCGGTCTTACGGTCATACTTGGTAGTTTCGATAATAGTGCCTCCACTGGCACCATATACACTTAGTTGGAATCCTTGAGAGTGCAAATCTGGACCATTCTCATCGATAGAAATATCTTGATTATATTCGTTATCGTCATTCATTAGCCAATTACGAAGTTTTTGTTTAAATGTTAGTTTCATAGGTGTTTGTTCTACATATTGTCTTGGTGCACGGTTAAGTCGACTGGAACCAGTAATTCTAGGAATCCGTCTAATCTTTGCTGTTGATGCTACTGCGTATCCACCACTCATTTGATAATCTCATCTTTGCCATATTGATCCCAACTGGTAAACTTATCTCTACTAAGAAGGTCGTGGAGGTTATGACACCACACTCCAGGATTTGTTGCTGCAAAATCGTTGTCGTCTATCTTAATTGTAGCATTATATCCTAGCTGTGTCAAGTAGGGCAGTTTAACCGAAATTTGCGGAATGAACTGACGATGCTCTACAAGGGCACTTTCAAGAACACCTTCTACCACACTTACATCGAAGTCTAGGGTACACCAGTAACCGGCATCCAAACATTCTTGGATCATATACTCCCAAGGACTCCATCCATCAGCATCGTTGGTTCGAAGTTTAGGAAAACTTTGATTAGCACCGAAGTAGATATGCTTGATACGTTTGCTCTCATCGAGTAACGCTTGAGTATCGCCAGCAATATGTAATACTGTTTGGGGATCGTGTGTGCCTACCACAAACAGGGTTTTCATTCCATAGGCAGGAGTCTTTTCAATCTCAACGCCGGTAAAGAATGTAATGTCTCCAGCAACACCGGATGTGTAATCTCGTTTCATTCTTCGAAACCTTCTTTAAGTAGTTTACGTTGTTGTTCCCATTCTTCGTCTGCTTTTGCACGAGCTGCATCACGTTCAGCACGATGGGTTGGGCATAGTGTAGAGATCCACCCTTTACCACCAGTTTCACCCGGGCTGCCACATTCCTCACAGACCTTGCCGCTCATTTGTTCTGCCATAGAAATGATACCGTGTGTATATTCATCCCCACCGTCTACGTAGAAACGCAAGCCGCCAAACTTTTCTTTAACCTGTGCCGCTACAACCTGTGGGCATTTATCTTTTTGCCAGTCACAGTGACTTTGAATAAGTTGACAGGCACTGTTTAAAATATCAAACCAACCTGTACCAATAGCAATGCCACCGTACTGACCTGTAAAGATTTTTGGAAATACTTTTGGAAAGTATTCTTGCATTTCTTGTTCTGTCATATAATACGTCCTAACCCTAGATAGATTAATGTTTCTAATTCTGTTTGATAGTCTTGTCCTAGTCTACGCTTCTCGTAGATTGACTGCAATACTTCTTTGCCATCACCATAGCCCATAACACCAGATCCACGACTTTCTAATTCTTCAAGAAGATCGTCTGTATCAAAGTCTCCGAGATTAACGTCGACTTCTACTTCAGTATAAATTGTTTTGTACATTACCAGGTACTTACATCTGTGATGTCAACGGTGGTGTCAATATCTTTGTCATCATCGTTGAACAGGTTGAACTTAACAGTGACCGAAGGGCCAATGCCGCTTGTGTGTGCTGATTCAAGAGTGAACCATTCTACTTCTTTGAAGTGTTCTGCCATCTTAGCAAGTTTTTCAACTTGCATTCGATTGAGTGAGAAACTTGTTGCCATATAATGCCTATTCGTGTAGTTCTTGTTTATGCTTTATTATAGCAAGTTTATCCTTTAAGAGCAACCTTTCTTTCTTCAATTGTTCCAATCTAAGGTCTTCAAACAAACCATTTTTTTCTAATGTATCAATTTGTTTATCCAAAGCACGGTGTGCTTCTTCTAAATGTTTTATACGCAATTCGTACATACTACACCTCCTCGATAATTTCAGTCTCTAACCCACGCAGTTTATCATCGTCCTGTTGATCGAATTCTTCTTCTTTAATCTTTTTAGCATCGCCCCAATCGAATAATTCGTTATTAGCATACGCAACTGGCCCGCCTTGTAGTCGAGCACCTTCAAGACTCTTTAAAAACTCTGAAGCAGTGTCAATCATATCAAATGCTTCTGCTTTAGTTTTAGTATTAAAAAGTTCTTCTATGAATTTACCGAAATATAAAATCTTATTAGGAACCCAATCACTGAATTCAATTTCTTTTTTACCTTCGATGCTCTTCATTCTCCAGTCTGGTTTAAATCTAGCACATTCGATGTCCATCAACTGTTGAGCACGTTGTACAGCTTTAATATGACATTCGACGTTATGGCCCATCATTAGTGCGTAACTGAAGCTATCCCAAGATGTTTTGTTAGGAATCTTTCCTAATTTGTTAAGTCTTGGTACTTGATGATAGTGTTCTGGATTTAAATGATTAAATTTAACTCCGCCGAGTTCTTCATCAGTCTTACGAACACCATAATCATAATAAGCGATATCGCCCATTGTCAACCGACTTGCAAACTCGCCTTCGAATGGAAACGGAATATCATAACGTCCTGAAAGTGCTTTATTATCTGGAGCCTTGTCCATAATAACGGACCAACGCTTGTTAGTATGTTGTGCGTTTGTGTAAACAAGGCCGTGAGCAGTGGCGATGAACGGTGAAGCACAGTCGAAGCTGATTGTAAGTTCTGGATTAATATGCTTACGTATTTGACGTTGAATTTGTGTTAGGTAGCACGACCAATCTAATTGTGCAGTGCCCAAGAAGTGAATCCAGTTCTTACCTGTGAGCATTCCTTCATCACGCATTGTCATTAGACGTTTGAGTGTAATAGGCATCTTACACATATTAGCCCCACCAAAAGCCCATCCTTCAGCTTCCTTACCAGCATATTTTCCTTTAGGATCACTAAATTCCACAACACCACGGTACCACTTTTCAGCAGTATCCCAGTCACCACCTTGTAGAACGTTAAGCCATTTAGTTTGACCTAGACGATTTTGTAAGAAGTAGTCGTTATTGAAGCGTGTCTTTTCTAGACAGTCTTCGAATGTTTTCAAACCTGTTTTAGGACTGTGAATATGATCACAAGCCCAAGTCGGAACGTCCAACATCATTGACCAATCAGCAGTTAACTCCAACCACTCAAGAATCTTTTTACGAGTTTTGTTAGCTTCGGCACCTTCGAAGTTCAACCAGTCAAACTTTAAAACACCTTTACCAATCTGATAACCACCAGAGTCACCTAAGATCATTGTATTAGGTCGATCACGCTGTTGAATCATCGACTCCTGTTCCATTGACTTTTCCAAGTCAAGTTGTGCGTGTCCTGCTGAGTATAGAGCATACTTGTAGGTAAAGTATCCTTGATCAGCATTTAAGAAGTTCATACCTTCGATGCCTTGATCAAACCCTGCTGGAATACGATCCTTAGGAACAAATTCTTCCAATCGCTGTTTTGCTACATAGGTGGAATAGAAAGAACTGATAGCTGGCAAATAGACAGCATAGTCTTTCTGTAATGGTGTTAGGTTAACTGGTTGTTTCATATTCTCTCGCTAAATTTTTTGTAATTTTAAGTTGATGTTCTGCCTGACGATAGTTCTCTAATGCTATTTTAACAGCCTGATTGTCTTTTGCCAAACTTTCCCAAGCCGATTCTTCATCACGCTTCTTACGTGCCCATTGTACTAGATCGAGTACATCTTGATCCAAGCCTACAGTTGCATAACTGGTAGATAGCATTTGCCAACTGCTACCGTTAAACACCTCCATCTCTGTACCGTTAATACGCATCATTCCAGTCATTGGGTTAGAAGTGTTTGGGCCAACATACGGCAGGGCAGTATTGCCGCCACTGACTGTAATGCCTGTAATGCCTTGTAGACCTTTAATCATATTTAGGCAGCTTGTGCTGGAATAATATATTTGTAAGTAGCAAGGCCGCTGTCAAGAGTGATCTGAATAGCACCTTCGTTTGACAACGACATCTTTGTGTTGTTAACGTCTGCAATCTTAAGAATACTCAAGATTGGCAACACTGGCCAAGTCCAACCGCGATCTAGTTTACCTGCAACGTTCTGTGCAAAAATAAACTCACCGCCGTGTGTGCTTGCATCACCAAAGATAAACTTCAAGTTGCCACCGTCTGTTTTAGCAAGGAATGTTGGATGCTCATTGTTAGCACCTGCTTGGAAGTTGAAACGTGTTACTGCGGCAACACTTGGTTCAATCTCTACATCCCACTTAACACCACGGAACTTAACAGTTTTCATCTTTTCGTTAATGATTTCTGTTTGCATAAAACGATAGTCGTTTTTAAAGTCGCCGTCTTTGTTTTCAAAGTGAATACCTACTGGCAATACTTCGCCATTACGTTCTGCTGTAGTAATAGAAATCTTTGCATCTTCCTTATACTCTGCACCGTCTAACAAATACTTCAATTTGTTAAGTTGTGGCATACCAAATACGCCTAGCATATCTGAATATGGTGCTGATGTTTCGGCTTCCATAATAACTGAACGGTCATCTGCCATTGAGTTAATAGTTGTCTTTTCTTCTGTGCCTGTGACCTTGACAGTTGTCAAGAAGCCTAGGTTCTGTGTATGGCTTACGATGTCTTGTAAAATATCTTTCATTTAGATTTCTCCGGTTATATTAAGATTATATTTAGATCTGTGTGAAAAAGCAAGAGCTAAATCACTCAAAATCAAACAATTTTGTAAATGTATTATCACTACGTGTTGAACTGATGTCCCATTCCAAGACACCAATCAGGTTTTCTAACTTTTCATCGATGACAGTATTCTCCATCTCTGCGTGGTCGAACGGTAGATCTTTGAACCATTGTGGAAGTCTAAGTTCATCAACAGGATATGCAATGGAGGTATAGCCCATTGGATTGTCTTTGACCTTACATACAATAACTTTCGCACCATCAACGATCTGAACAGAGTATTTGTCATCCATCATACGCTTCAAAGTGTTCCAGTTAAGACTTGCTCGAACGTGTCCAGGCATATTGGTCTTACCTGCTTTCTTTTCTTTGTCGCGATATTCGGAGATGTTATTTGCTCTCTTCGGACTACCTTTTTCCCAACCAGGTCTAGTTTTAAACTCAGTTCGGAATGCAGTAATATACTCTAGTACTTCTTCTTTAGCAGCACCATTCAGCACACGAGTCAATACTTCACTTAAGAAGTCTTGGATAACAACAGGGGTATCTGACCGCTTGAGGTCAAGCCCCATAGCCTTAATCTTGCCTGGCTTGCCGTCGACGTCTGCTCGCTTGCCTTCTTTATCGTAGTAGAGGACTGCATATCGTTTCTTTGTGATAAAGAGTCCTTTGCTTGCAACAATCTCGCGACCTGCCTTGATGACCTCTCCTCTGGTCTTTGGGCAGTGGAATGCGTCTTGCATAAACTTGGGGAATGTTCCATTTACTTCATCTCCTATAGTATCATAAAGTTCTGTTACATTTTCTTTAGACCAAGGTATCGAGCCTTTATCAATATCTTTCTTTAGAGTAGTGTATGCTGAGAAATAACAAGAGTCTGTATCACCATAGATAATTGCTTTACCTGTGTGATCGTTAGTGCCTGTTATAATTTCGTTTACTTTTCCAGCCATATGACGAGCAACGGCTCGTCCGGTAAGGGTAGTTGATTGACCAATACGATTGTCGAAAAAACGACAACCAGGATTAAGAATAGCACCGTACAAGCTGTTAAGCAAAATCTTTTTAACCAGCTGACGCTTGTCCCAGTACTCTTCTTCAATTTTATTACCTGCTTTAATAGAGTCTTTGAGTTTGGCCTGCATTTCTTTACGTTCAGCATACCAACGTTTTAAAAGTCCAGGAATGATGCCTTCTTTCTCGTAGGTAAAGATAGTACCGTTAGCACTGACCATCCAAGGTTGATTGCTTTCAAAAATCAAGTCATAGGCCTGTGCAGCACTCAGCGTATCTTCACCACCGCTTTCCCAGTCGATAGTTACACTACGAGAAATGTCTCGATCCATTACTGCGGTATATTCCAAG